TATCAGCAGGTTCGGATTGCTGTAATTCACCGCGTTCCACGCTGCCTTTTCAGTGGCGGTAACGTGGATATCCGCGTCAGCCGCGTGCGCTTCTATGGCGGCTCTGGCTACGCTGTCAGCACCCGAGCCGCCCCGTGCTGACGTCTTAAAAGGGCATGCGGTGTAATCGCTCCCGACGAGCTGCACCGATCCAGTCCCGAGTAAGTAAACAGTACCGCAAGTTCCGTCTATTCTCATAGCCTGCCCCGCAGGAATGCTGGCGGTGCCGTCAGCTCCTGCCGTGATTCCCGGCGTTGTGGACGCGTACACGGTAGCCGTGCCGTCGTTCCGGAGCCAGGCGTTTGTGCCGCCCGAGTAATCTGCCCTGATTTCCGCGCCTGAAAGCGCTATCGTCTTTGATGTCATGTGTTACCTCCTATTTTGTATTTTTTCATTAAGTACGCTGAGTTGTTACGCACCGTTGCTTCATCGTGATATTGAGAGCCAAAAGCGCACATATAAAAATTGCTGCCACCTAATTCATGTTCCGAGGGAATCACCCCTCCTCTGCTTGAATAATTTAGAAGCATATTACCGCTGTAATTTCCGCGATATACGCTGAGCTGCGTACCTACAAGCACAGAATCAATATACAGGTATGCCTTGCCATTGTCCCGCGTATAGCAAACTGTGTGAATTTCCGAAGAATCCGCTTCGGAAATTATATCGCAGATAATGGCTGAAAACGATAATAGGTTCCGTTTGTCTGCCAAACATAAGCTGAATAAATCGTAACCATAATTGGGTCTGTCTGGCGCTATCTTTTTAGTAATAAGCGGAATCCATGTTTCTGACGAAACCTGCTTAAACTCCACGTCAGTCACACAATAAACCGTATTCGGCTCATCGCAAATAAGCGAACCATACTCCCCGGGATTAAAATGCAAAGCGCTACCGTTTTCCGAGCCTCCGGAAAGCGTGATATCGTTGTATCCGGAAACAGAATTTCTCCAGCGACTGTTCGCAATATCCCGCGTATCGGGCGTGAACATTCCGAATATTCCGTCCATTATAAATGCCATCTTGCTTATTCCCCTGCACATCGCCACAGCCCAGAACACCGCGTTATGCGCAGCCACATCGGTTATACCCGCCGATATTTCCGGCTCGAACTCGTTTCCCGCGCTGTCGCTGATTTTGGATATCAGCCCTGTTGTTACGTCCTTTTCTATCGTGTACGTCGTGCCGTTGAATTTTACCGAGGCGTCGGTCAAGTACTGGTATTCGGTGAGAGTAGCAGACGTTGCCCCCGCCGCCATCTGCTTCTCCGTGGCCTCCTGCCGGTTCTCAGTGCTCCGGTTCTGCGCCTTGCTTTCCGCCGTGCAGGATATCTTCTCGACAAAGCCGCCCGTGCAGGTCAGCGACAGCTCCTGTTCCATGACTATCGCCTTTTTCTGCGTTCCGTCCGCGCCCTCGACCGTGAACACATCGCCCGGTTCGAGGATATTTTCCGCAGGCATTTCGAGTGAAACCGCCGAGTAATTCAACCCGCCGAGCCTGTTCCATGCGTATTCCGCGATACCGACCGTCGCAAACGGGTCATACGCCGTCACTATGCCGTCGGCGGTTTCGTCGTACTCAGAAGCAGTGCCGTCGATGTAGATTTTATCGTCGCCGCCGCGCTGGAGCAGTATCCCCTTGACCGTGTATCCGCTTCCACCTGCTATATCCAGCGAGTAGCACCGTCCGTGCTGAACAGTTTTTCCGACCTCCTCGTAAGCCGGAAATTTCAGCACCTCAGACGGCGAGAACCGCGCGTTCCTGCCATGACTTGCCGCGATGTAGCTGATAAGCTCCTGCGCCGTGTAGCCGTCGGGAGCTTTCTCGACCGTGATATCCTCGCAGACAAAATCGGTCGTGACCCCGGCGCGGGCACAGAGGTAATTCAGCATTGCCTGCATTTTGCAAGGAAACGTCGGCGCGGTCGCTTTGCTGGTGTCCACCCAGCTCACGCGCTTGTCGAGCCTGCTCATCATGTCGTAAGCCTTGACCGCAGTAACGCCGTTGCGTGTGACCGCCTCGTCAACGTAGAACGTCCCGAGCTTCACCCAGTCAAGCACCGGAGCTGTGCAGCGGTAAAAAACCTCAACTTTTTTCAGCCGCCCGTTGAAAAGAGTTGTCGTCTTAGTTTCGAGCGTGAGCATGTCCGACATGCACGCGCCTATCTGGAGCTGATCGGAGCAGCTCCGCAGGATATCAACGCTGATAACGTCCCCGAGCCATAGCGTGTCCGGTTCGGCGGAATTGCCGTAAACCTTGACCATAACTCCGAACTGCCGCCCGGAGCTCTGCACCTGCGCAAGATATTCGTCTGAAACTGTCCTCATATCACATCTCCTCGAACACCAGCGAGATCTCGCTGCACATTACGTCGTCGCCGTCCGCGTAAAGCACCGGGGTCGGGATATCACCGCTCAGGTGAACAGAATACACGCTGCTGTCAACGCTGACATTGAACGTTATCGGCTTTATGACCGCCTTTATCTCCTCCCATTTCGCAAGGGGAACTATCGGGAACTGCACCGAAATGCGCTTCTTTGAAAGCTCGGAGATACGATCTACCACCAGCGAGCCGTTCAGCGTCTGGTTTACCGACTGGCTCCGGAACGTGTCCGCGATATCCGGCGGCAGGATAAATTTGCTGACGTCGATATCGCCTATTTTTAGTATCATGATACCTCCTAGAAATTGAATGGCGATTTGCCGGAGCGCTTCGCCATGATGTTGCAGTCCCGCACGCACGCCTTGCCTATCGTCAGGTCGCCGGCGGTCAGCTCGATGGTGATATCGCCGAACGCGTCCTCAAACCTCTCGACCTTGCGCTGCAGTTTGGTTATCGCGTTTATCACGTCGGCGAGGTCGGTCTCCTTCGAAGCGGACGAACTTTCCGCCGCGCCCGATATCGCGCCGGTCAGGGCGTTTATCTGGTGCGCGGAGGTCGTCTTTCCGAGGACGTCCTTGCCGATAAGGGATTTCAGCGCGGCTGTCTGGTCGTTGTCCCACATGGTAGGGACATACGACGTTATGCTGATGAAATTGCCCTGGTTGCCTGTGGAACTGCTCGAACCGCCTGAGCGGGTCTTGGTTTTCGATGTGTCGGCGGTTGGGGTGTAGGGCTTGTAGGTGTAGGTGCTTTCATGCTCGGGTTCAGCGGGCGTTTCTTCTGCGTGAGCGGCTGTATTACCACCGCCCGACTTTTTCCGATAGTAGTCTGCCTGCGTTTTTGAACCATATATGAGCTGTTTTTGCTTGGGAGCAGTCAGCTCATTGAATGTGCTTTCTATCTCTTCGAACTCCGTCATTTTTGCGTACATATCGTCCCGCGCCTGGACAAGCTGGCTGTAGATGGCGCTGTCGAACGCGTCCGTGCCGGCATATTTCTCCATGCGGCTGACCATTCTTGAAAGCGCTTCATATCGCTCACGGTAGGTAGTTCCCGCCTTGAATTTGTAGTCTGTCGTGGAAGAAAACAAATCGCTGGTTATTCCTTCGTAATTCCCGCCGGATTCGTCAATGAACCACTTCTGGAGATATTTGTGCAAGTCGCTGTTGGAATCGGTATTATTCAGCGACAGCGCCCATTCCGTATCCTGCGCGTCCTGCGCGGTGTAGTATGCTGCTTTCGCGTCAGCTTCCGCAAGTTCGCCCTTGCTGTCGATAAGCTCGCCCAGCAATGAAAGCTGCTCCTCATACTTGCCGTTAACAAGGTCGATTTTCGCGGCCTCCTGACCGTAGGTATCTATCAAGGCCTTTTGCAGTTCCTCAAGTTTTTCCTTTGTTTCTTTGGCGTCATCAGCAGAATTTTTCAATGCCTTGTACTGGTCGGAAAGTTTTTTTACTTCCTTTGCGGCGTTCGCGGAGTCCTTTGCAGTTTCGTTAAGCTGCATAGCCTGATTATGGAGCTCGTTCACCTTTTCGGCTGCTGTTTCAGTAGTATTGTTGAAAGCCACAAGCGCGCCTATCGCGCCCGCCGCAAGCGAGGCTATCAGCACGAACGGATTTGCTGCGCCTGCAACATTCAGGGCTATCTGCGAGGCTGTCGCCGCGTCAGTGATGGCCTTGAATGATTTTAGCGCGGAAACCGCCGCCGAAACAGCGTTTCCTATCTTGATAACGGTATTGAACGTGATGAGTGCCGCTACTATCGCCGCGATAACGTCACGCATTTCCCATGCTACTTTGATAGCCTTGCCGATAAAATCGACCGCACCTTTGAGCGCGGATATCAGAGTAGGCAGGTGCCGCGCCGCAAAGTCCGAAATCTTGGCCGCGATGTCAGCGGCTATCTCAATGAGCGGCGGTAGCAGCTCTGATATTATAAGCGTGAGCGGGTCGATGAGGTCGAGCAACGATTCAACAAGTGGCTCCGCTGCGTCCAACAGCACCGGAACGACCTCGTCGGCTATCTTGCCGAGCTTGTCAATGACCTCCGAAACGACCGGGATAAGCTCGTCGCCAAGCGGCTGTATCAACAGCTCAACCTGCCTTTTCAGCCCGCCGAGCGCGTCCGAGAGCGAACTGTAATTCACCTCGACTATCTCGTCCACAGCTCCCGCACAGTCGTAGGCGCTGTCGGAGATATCGCCGAGCGCCTTAACCGCGTCAGCACCGAGATCCTCCCACATGGTCCCGAACAGGTTCACGCCTGCTTCGTTCTGAGCGATGGGGTCTTCCATATCGCCGAGAGCCTTTATGATTGTCTGGAACGCGTCCCGGGCAGCGTCGCCGCCCTGTGCGAACTTCTTCGCCATATCCTCCGCGTCGTAGCCGAGGGCTTCAAAGCCTTTTTCAGTCGTGTCCGAGCCGTCGATAGCGCGGATAGAAAACTCCTTGACTGCGTCGCCTATTTTATCGAGGTTCCATGCTCCGTTCTCCGCGCCGTTCGCGAAGATAGTGAACATATCGTCGGCAGAAAGCCCCAGCTTTTTGAACTGCACGGAGTACTCACTGATATTGTCCAGCAGCTCTCCGGAGTAGTCGAGGCCGTCCTGCGCACCTTTGGCGATATAATCGAACGCGTCCTCGGCAGCTATACCGAAGTTCTCCACCATAGCTTTAGCGGCGCGGGAGGTCTCGGCGACGTCCATATCGAACGCGTCCTGCAAGGCGTAGGCGCTTTCGGTGATTTTTTCGAGCGGCTCCGCGTCCATTTCGCCGAGATTCTGAGTTATCGTGGAAATGCTCGCGGCGATGTCGTCGAAATTCTCGCCGAAGTTGTCGCCGTAAACTCCCTTTATCACCTCGGAGTACTTTTCAGCGGCAGCCGCGCCCTCGCCTGTGGCGCTGGTAACACGCTTGACAGCCTTATCCAGGTCGTCAGCAGATTTTACCGCCGCCGTGCCTATCGCAGTACCCGCCGCAGCCGCTGCGGAAGCAGCCGCGCCTATTGCCTTGATAGCTCCCAGAGCCGCTTTTTCAACCTTATCTGCGGAATCTCCGATTATCTTCTCCGCGTTCTTGAGATCGTCGGGGAGCTTGCTGTTGTCGCCCCGGATATGGTATATTACTTCTCCTTCGGGCATTTTTCCTCCTTTCGGGCATGAAAAAAGCACGCTGATTGCTCAACGTGCTGATTTATTCTGTTTATGGATTTATGCTATTGCTTTGAGAAGCAAAAGCCGGAATGTTTCTCTGCCTTTCGGCGTTACAAGGGTCTGCGTGCCGCTCCAGTTGGTCTTTTCATTGAAAGTTTCCTTTATTTCGAAAAGTCCGTTGTTCTTCTCGGCGTAAGGCATTATCTTTCCTTTCTTGTCGCGGTATATGTATTTATGCTCAAGCAGGAAATTGATAAAGACCTTTTCCTTTACATCGAGCTGCTTTGCGGTTTCCCGGAAGCTCGTCAGCGTGTTGCGGTCAACAAGCTCGTCGAAGTAGTCTGCTTTCGGCTTCATTATTTCGTTGTCCACCTGGAGCGTTGACACCTGTATCTGAAGCCGCTTGACGTTCTCGTTGGCGTAGTCCAGGGCGCGTTTCATTATCATCTCCGGACTGTTCCATGCTTCCTCAACTCTGATGAAGTACTGCCGGAACTGCTTGCCCTTGTCGTTGCGCTGAAGCATGCAGATTTCTTTTGCCATGGGGATTGTGAGCTGGTGGTCGGTGCTGGGTCTGCCGCCGGTAGGTTTATCGGATTTTTCCGAAAAACCTATAAAATCCTCGCCCTCGGTAAAACCGTATTCGGTCATTCTCTTAAACCAATCGGTGTAATGGTCTTTTACCTCCAGCGCCTTGTGAAGCTCCCGTCCGCTGACGGTGGGCTTGTCCGTGTCGTAGTTGATGTTGATAAGTTCGTTCATGCGAGAGCCTCCTTTTCGAGTGTGTCCTGAACTGCACCGAGCATGTCCATAGCCGCCAGGAGCGTGCTTTCGAACATCTCTACACGTCTTGCGAACGCCATTGCGGCAAAGCCTTCGTCCTCGGTGTCGGCGGCGGGGCATTCTTCGGAGATAAAACCGTCGAATACTTTAATAAGGTTTCTTACTTTTTCAAGCTCCCATGCGAGCTTTTCGGGATTTGATTTCATAACATATTCCTTTCAAATACTTGACAGGAACGCTCCATCATGGTACAATATATTTGACGGAGCATTTCTGTCGTGATGTAAAGCGTTGCGTTCTTTGGTAGAGGGGGCAACGCTTTATTTTTTTAGCTTTTCGTAAACTTCCTTTATACCCTGTCGAATTATTTCGGCTTTTGTTAAGCCTGTTTTTTCGGAACAGTACTCTAAACGCTTGATATCTTCTTCTGAAAGTCGTATTCTAGTGCTTAAAGATTTGGGGTCATCAGTCGGTCTACCTGTTCTTGGGGACATTTGCTTCACCTCTTTTCTGTGTCCACATATATCATAACATAAGTGGATACATAAGTCAAGAGGTTTCATGCAATTTGTATATTTGCATAGAAAAAACACCTTGTTTTTGTGCAAGGTGCTTTTTCTATGTACTTGATGATTGCCGGCGTTACATAAACGAAATCAACGATAATACCGTAAACAGAGCGCTTGCGACCGCCGCCACCATAGAAATGATGGAAATGACAGCAACCACCTTTGTATTCTTCTGAACAGCGGAAAGCAGTTCGTTATTGCGCTCCTCCGCGCGGCTTATCTTCTCAAGCAGTATGTTTGTCGCGTCAGTACCCTCCGCCATTCCGGACGGCGTACCAGCTTCCGCTCCGTATGTCACATACTGTGAGGGAATAGTTTTGCCGCAGGCGTCGCAGTACATTGACGTTGACGTTCTGCCACAGTCGGGACATCTGTACATTTTCATAGGGAATTACCTCCAAAAAGTTTATTTCCTACATTATAGCACATCCCTCCGGAAATGTCAATACAGAAATCATTCAGCCTGCGCCCGCAGCATATTGAACAGCCCGTCCCAGCCCCCGCCGTCCTGCGCCTGCGAAGCGCCCTTATTCGGCAGCGCATACAGCGTTTTCAGCTCCGTGAGCCGCCGGATATACTCCGCGTTGTGCTTGTTCGGAGCCGGGATATCCTCCGAGCGTATCCGCATTATCTGCTTCACCGGCGCGTCCTCCGGAAGCCCGTGGAACATCGCGAGGAACGCGCACCAGTGCAGCCGCCCGCACTCCTGTATCAGGTCGATACCGTAAGCCTGCCGGAACGACGAGTATATCTCCTCCGCGTCGAAGCTGAAATCAACGCACTTCTGCGGCTGCTTCTGCGTTGACAGCCTCCGCTGCGGTGGAGCTATCACCTCGTCCATAAGCTGTTGGAGTACCCGGCTCTGTACCTCCGGCGGCGGGGTTTTCCGGCAGTCCACGAGCCATGAGAAACCCGCCTCCGTCTTTTCCTCCGGCGTGAGGCCGGGGTCGTCGAGGACGTCGTAGAACCTCAGCACCCGGTCGAACCACAGAGCCAGCCGATACTCCTGACCTTCAACGGTAATGCGGTCGGGAAACGGCTCGTACAGCTTCATCTGAGCTTCTTCCCCCTGCGGTAGATTCCCTTGAGCTGTTCGCGGCGGCGGGCTATGCACTCGTTCACGCGGGGGAGTATCACGTCGTAGATATACGGCACTATCGCGACGGACATCTCAATGTAATTACCCTCGAAGAACTCGCAGATGGTTTCCGCGTTCTCCCTGCCAAAGCAGATGGCGAATACCCCGCGCACCGCCCTGCCGTACTGCTCGTAAGCCTCGGCGTAGTCCTTATCGGAAGCCGCCTTTTTCAGCGCCTGCTCAGCGGTCGTGATGTCGGTGAGGTTCCTGCGGAGTTCCCCCGCGATAGCGTCGATGTCAACGACGAACTCCAGCTTTGCGGCGGGCTTTCCGTCCTCTCCGCAAAGCTCCAGCGCGTCGCGTATCTTCTCCGATCTCTTTATCTGGTGCATTTTCTGCTCCTTTCAGCATTAAAGCCCTGTCTTCTTCTCGCCGGTGTCGTCCAGATTTCCGTCCTCGACGGTGGGCTTGCCATTCATCGCCATGACTACAGTCACGGCGTTCGGCGCGGTGGATTCGCCGCCCGCAATAGCTATCTGGGTCAGCGTTACCGGGCAGGTGACTATCTGCCCGTTGCGGTTCATCTTGATATCGGTAACACGCGCCGCGCCGGGGCTCCACTGAATCTTGTCGAGATAAGCGCACACCGGGTCGCTTGCCATGAAGTCGCCCTGAAGCGTTATAGTAGGCTGGAATCCGGTAACTGTGCTGGAGCTGTAACCGCCGTCGCTGAGGTAGGACGCGGAATACACGTTCTCGTTCAGCGCGTTCGCGCAGTTCTTGAACGCATTGCACATGGACTTATAGGTCGCACTGTCACCTGTGGGCGTGGTGTTGATGAACACTTTGACCTCGTGGTTCAGCTCAACACCCGCTACCTTGGGTAATGTCTGGGACATAGTAATTCTCCTTTCAGTCGAAAAATTCGGAATTATGAATGCGGAATTCGGAATTTCGGTGCCGCCTGCGGCGGTTATTTAAATACGTCCCACGAAGTGGGACACCTTAATTCCGAATTAAGAATTCCGAATTCCGAATTAAATAATGATCCGCAGGCTGACGGACAGCGAATATATCCAGTAATCGCCGTCCGTGCCTACGAATAACGGCTCGCTGCGTGCCTCCGCGTTAACGACAGGCGCACCGAGCCGGGCTGTATCGCAGGCGTTGGCTATCCCGCAGAGGAAGCCGTAAGCCTGCTCCTGTTTCTTGAATTTCGACAGCACATCGAGTGAAATCACCGCCCGGCGGTTCGCGAGGTCGAGGGAGGTGAACTCCCGGGAACCTGTCACGACCTGCACTGCGATGCTCTCCCCGGTCGAAAGAAGCCCGACGGACGCCGGCTGTCCTGTTGTTTTCTCCGCAAAAGCCCGGAAAGCTTCGACTGCCTGTAACTGCGCCGTCATTTGTTCAGCTCCTTTCGCAATGCTGTTTCGTAGATTTGCCGCCATTCCTCGCCGTGGTCTGCCTGGGCGCGCTCGCACCAGTGGGAGCCGGCTTTCGGGTTCTTGCGCTTATCGAATTTAAGCCGCACCTCCGGCGAGACCTTGACCTTCGTCTGACCCTCCCGCGCCCATGCTGAACCGGTTTTCGGGTCCACCATCAGCACGCCGTGATACAGATATCTAGCGTAGGGAGTAGACCAGACGAGCTTTCCGTGCAGTATATCGCTGTGGATATTCGAGCTGTTGACAAGCGCGTCCTGGTCGTCCGGAACGTACTCGTTGCAGTCCGCGAGCGCCTGCTGAGAGGTTATCCCGCGCGCCTTTTCGGAAGCCGCGCGGATATCGACCGCTATCTGAGCGGAATTGATGTTCACCGTCACAGGCACAGTCCCACCTCCAGATGGTGGAGTTTCTGACGGTCGTAAAAAACCTCGACAGTCTCAACGCGGTAACGCTTGCCGCCAAATTCGACGATATATCCCGGCTTGAACTCCACCCCCCGAGCGCTGTTCCGGCAGTCGTAGAAAAGCGTTGCAGACAGCGTAACGGAGCGGTTGTCGGGCGTGATTATCATTTTACTCGCAGGCTCTACGCGGATATGCGTGAGCTTCGCCAACTCGACGAGCTCCTTTTTCTGCCACGCGTTTTCTTTCTCCTCGTACAGCACAGCCGAATGAATCAGCAGGGAACGCGGGATAGGTCTCATATCCTCACCCCTCTGTAGAGCAGTTCGGTCGGCTCCAGCAGCGCCAGAGCCTGGGCGCACAGCGAATTCGCCGCCGAACCGCCGGAATTGCCTGAACTCCCGCCGCCGGAATAGCTGAACTTCCCGAGCGTTACTGAGCCGCCGTCCGTGGTCTCCGACAGCGCCGAAACGCCGCCGTTTTCGAGGATAAACTCCGCCTGCGCGCAGACCGCGTTCTGCGCCGCTGTACGCCAGACTTCGGGCGTGGTAGCTACAATATACCCCGAGGGGAATATCTCCCGGTCTACGATAAGCTCCGCGCGTTTGAGAGCGGCTGTCAGCTCGTCCGAATCCGTCCAGCCGCCCCAGTTCGCGGAGTAGTATTCAGCCGTGACCGTCATGCTACTGTAACATAGCCGACCTTAACGCACTTCTTGTTGCTGTCGAGGTCGATTATCTCAATGACGTCGCCCTTCTTGCAGGAGATCTGCGTGCTGTTGGAAGTGAACGCGTTTGTCGTAGCAATGGCGGTGAAGTCCTCCTCAAGCGCCGCGCGCTTTGCCGGATTCACGCGGTATGCGAACGCGTCCGCAGCGCTCTCGGCGACAGTGACCTTGCACTTGTCAGAAGCAAACGCGCCCTGCATAAGAGTGAGCGAACCCGCGGAAAATACCGCGTAGACAGCGCTCTTGCGGAGCACCTCATGTCCGTAAACGGAACGCCCCTGTACCGCAGAAGAGCCGATGTGCTTGCTGTCCTTGAGGTCATTCACGGCGATAGGCACCTTCCATGCGTTGATGCGCGTAGCATAGCGCGGGTGACCTGCGATCATCGCAAGGTTAGCGGTGTCGTCGTTCCACTCGTACACGGTGAATCCCGCGATCTTGCCGACCGCGCCGGACTGCTTCACCTCGTCGCCGAGCGCGGAAGCCTGCACGAACAGCGGGCTTTTCAGCATAGCCGCGTAGATGTCCGGGGTAACGAGCAGGTAGCGCCTGCCGTCGTTCGGGACGTTCGCCTTGCTCATCAGCGTACGGATATCCACAACATCGCTGTATACGGTGCTTGCGGAAATGGAGGACGTATTGACGCGGGTGCCCTGCGAGATGAGCGTGGAAGCGCCGTCCCGGTCGAGGGCGGTCGCCATGGAGTAACCCGCGCTGTCAAGTCTGTCCGCGACAAGGTTGTCGGGAACGGAAGCCGCGTCGTAGCCGTCCACAAGCTCGTTGACGTACTTCTCGCGGTTGATGAGGATAGAGCGGTACTCGGTGGAGCTTTCGGAAAGATCGCCGCCGGCGCTGCGGTCGTAGTCGCCGACCTTGACCTCGCCGTCGCGCACCGGAACCTTGACCGCGCCCGCGACCGGGTCGCCCTCGTAGTCGTTGTTGAAGATGATACCGTCCTTTAAGATGTTTTCCGAGCGCATTTTCGCAAGGACAAGCGAAGAATAGCGCTCCTGAGCCTCATGCGGCATAAATTAAATCTCCTTTCAGATTTTGATTCCGGGGTTCTTCGCACGGAACGCGGCTTCAACGCCGGAAATCGCGGCGCTGCCGTTCCCGCCGGAAACCCCTGTTGTTGTCGGCGCTGAACCTCCCGC